AATGAAAGAGAAGTCACTTATCGTGAATTGACAGACGAAGAAAAAGCGCAGATACTTGCCGATAGCATTAGTAAAAATACACTTGAATTGGCATTGAGCGTAGCAGAAGCAGCAGCAAGTAATAATGTAGCAACTACAGAAACATTATCAACTACTACAGCAAGAACAAACATATCAACTGTTGATGACGAAGTTGAAACCAAAGAACAAGATAAAATTGATAACGATGAAACTGTAGCAGATAATAGTATTGACAGTGCCAATGATCTACTTGAGACAGGTCGTCAACTAAACAATGTTAGCATGGCTCAGACACAAGCACAGACAGAACAAAGCGCGAGTGATAGCATAAGCCAAGCAGAAAGTATCGCTATGATAAGTGGTGAAACTAAATCAAATGATAGTATTATTGAGAATATCACTATAGATAATGTCATTGATAATAGTGTTGCTGATAATGATGGTAGTGATTTTGAGATAATGACCGAAGAAAATAAAGTTGAAACAGTTGTTGAAGAAGTCGTAGCAAATAACATAGAACAAAGTGTTGATGGTTCAGTATATACTATTGATAGTTTTACTGATATCATGAACATAGATATCAAGCCAACTGATACTTCAACTGATGATGTTGAGTTTGTACAAAATGTTTTAGCACAGATAGAACAAAAGTCAGAAGATACAAGTGTTAGTGCTTTTGAAGAAGATGAAAAGGTAACAATACAAAATGATCCAAATCTCGCAAATGCTTTCAATGTTGTACCAAACACTACTAATCTTGAAATACTGGGCGTGCTCGGTAATAACAAAGATGAAAAAAGTGACGCAGAGAAAAGAGCAGAAGAAGTAGTTTCTGCCAATAAAGAACAACAAGATGAGATCAACAAGAACTACATGGATGCTGATCAATCAGGTATCGTTGCTGCTATGGGCAGTGATACAGATGTATCAAGTTATCGTAGTGCTATGTTGAATGACAACAATATATGGTATAAGCCAGAAGATATCTACAAGAATGTAGTATACAAAGATAATGTTCGTGGCGCCTATTTTCTTGAGAAGGCCAATAGTGATACTTACAAGAAAATGGTAGAAGAACAATATAAGTAATCGGAGAAAATAAATGCCAAAGAAGAATGAAACAGATATTGACAGCAAGATAGACGATCTAGAAGCTGCCAAAGAACAATATATGAGCGAAAACACCGTCATCAGTATTGGTGGCTATAGTTTCACCCCTGCTAAATTGATGATAGCAGCAGGTATCGTATCAACAGTGCTTGGTGGACTTTATGGAGCATTTGAGTTCTATAAAGATTACATGGATATGAAGCAACAGATACAGGAATATGTCGCTCCCGACTTGTCAGCTATACAAGAGCGCATGACTAAGCTTGAGCAGAAAATTGATAATGCTGCTGTATTAGTTGACGAAAGCAACGATATCATTCGTGATGTTCGTACAGACCTAAAGGGTGATATTGATAGTTTACAAGCAGACATTGATGCAGCAGAAAGACGCAACCGTGAACTTGACAAAGAAGTTCGTGGATTCGTGGGTGTCACAGACCGTGACATGAACGCAAGATTGCGTACTATTGAACGTGAAACGGATCAGAAATTAAAAGAATTGGAAAAGAAAGTTGATGATAAAATACAGAAAGCATGGGAAAATCCACTAGCAAAATAGTTGAGACACTGGTAGTTCCATACCAACCTGTGCGTTATTTGGTGACCAATACTAAGAAAGTCATATTGGTCACCTATGACTATAACTTTGCTAAGAAAATAGCAAATGCGATTCAAAAACTTGAAATGCCTAGTAATTATTATATAAAAACTAGATAAATATAAATACAGCAGGAGAAAACTAATGAAATCCTATGAACATGAAAATATGCGTTATGAGATTGTATCAGAATTAGGAGACGATTTCCTATTTTTTGATGCTTGGGCTCGTCAAACTTTGACAGAAGCCGAGTATGATGCGCAAAGAGCAGATACAGATCATCTTTCAGAAGCGCATGTTGCTCTATTTCAGAGATGGAAAGATGAACAGAAAATCACTTCCTTCCTTGTCTACAAAGATGGCGTTTTAGAGAATGGCTAATGCTTTGTAGAGAGATAATTACTGAACGAAAAAAGAAGGGTAAAAAGAAAACTAAAGCAAAATTAGGAAAGTATTTTTACCCTGGCTTTGCCTATTACGGAGGTAGTGGTGAGGCTGATACTGGCGGCGGAGACGGTGGCGGCGAGAGCATGTATGAAGGTGAAGTCGTATCTTTACAAGCCAGAAAAATAGCCAAACAATTGCCTATCGTTTATGCTACTGGCAGGCTTGGAACCGTCAATGACGTAGATTTGATTTTCAAGGATCTACGAACTAATAAAATCGTTGCTCATGTTATAGGTAGAAATGATAGACCTATGGAAATAAATGGTAAAAAACGTGGTGGCCCAAGGTATGAGATTAGAATTAATGAACAAGGATTAAAATCTATGGGTGGTCCACCCAGTTACCTAGCATTTGGTAATCCAAATCATGATGATGATAAGGGTCAGTATAGGATTTTTACATTGAAGCCTAGTGATAAGAAAATAGAAAAATCTCCAGGTCCTGGTGGTACTACTAAATTGCGTCCTGATAGAGACGATGTTATGAAATATATGGTAACAAGCGGAACCTATTATGGTAATGACCTTATCCCAGAAAGCGATGAAGATTGGTACACATTTTTAGAAAAGGCACTTCACGGCAAAATAATGGATCAAGATTTAGCCGTTGAACTAGGCTATGTATATTCCATGTACAATGGCGAACTTGTATTCTTACAACAACCACAAACAATCAGTGGTGAAAAAATCACTATACCGCAAGATGACTGGGAACGTCAGGACATTGAATCACCTTATGAACCCCGCACACCTAACTTAAAACATTTTAACCTAGACGATATAAAAGAAGAAAAAATTGCACCTATAAAATCATTAGACGATGAAGTACAAAAATTTGTAAATTGGGCTAGTAAGAAATTAAATTTAAATCGCACACCCAAAATTAAATTAAGTTTTGATACAAAAGAAGCTCAGATAGGACATCATACAGGCAGACATACTCCAGGTGATGACCATGTTTGGGTATATGCTAAAAATCGTAATCTTGTAGACATACTACGCACAGTGTTTCATGAATTGGTACATGTACGTCAGCATGAACTGGGTATGATAAAACCAGGAGCCAGTTATCCAGGTAGCCCAATCGAGGCAGAAGCAGACATGCTTGCTGGAAAATATATCAAAATTTACGGTAAACAAAATAGAAATATATTTCAATAGTTATGGAGTTTAAAGAAATACTGTGGCTTTTTAGGGAGCCTAGAACCGGTAGCAGTTGGTTAAATATAAAATTAAGCAAACTCTTAAATCGTGAAAGAAATTTTTTAGATGATCAGGCTATAGGCGATCTTACAAATTTCTTTTTAAAAAGGATTCAACACGAAGATGATATTAATCACATATTAAGCACACATCATTTTCAAGCATTAGAATCTTTACAAAATTATAAAGACCCTATAATTATAAGAACTTTACGAAAAAACAAAGTAGAACAGTTTTTTAGCCAATATATAGGCTTACATTCTGAATTAAAATATATAAGATACTATGAAGAAAAAATTAATTTACAACCTATGATGGTTCCCAAAAAAAAGGCTATTTTGTTTATGGAGAAATGTTTAGAGAATCAAGTTTTTTGGGACAAGTATAGTAATCAATATCGTAATGAGACAGTTTACTATGAGGATTTGGTAAACGGACATAATTTTAAATATTTACCCATTCCTAAAATAGGAATGAATATTGATGATGATAACATACTTAAAAAAATACCATATGATAAAAGAGAAATAGTATTAAATTATGACCAAATAGAAAAAATATTTTTAGATAATTTTCCAAATCCAAATAGTTGACAATTCAGTTTATATAATGTAAAATGTTAGTATGATAAAATTACTGACAAAACTTCCGCGTGATATCACTGTTGCTTTTAGCGGCGGCATCGATAGCGTTGCTGCGGTTGATTTTTTACGCAGAAGCCATGTTGTCACATGTGCATTCTTTCATCATAGGACAGAAAATAGCACCAACGCACACAAGTTTGTTTCACAGTTTTGTGAAAACCGAAATCTCCCTTTAGTTGTGGGTATTCTTAATAAGTCAAAACCTAAAAACAAAAGCACAGAGGAACACTGGCGTGACGAGCGTTATAAATTTTTTAACAACTTTCATACTGTTGTTACTGCACATCATTTAGACGATTGTATTGAAACCTATTTGTTTGGTGCATTGCATGGTACTCCTAAACTTATCCCTATGATTCGCGGCAACGTCATTAGACCTTTTTTGACTACTCCTAAAAGAGAATTTTTTAATTGGTGTTTACGGAAGAATCTTGAATTCTGCTATGACACTAGTAATGACGATGATAAGTATATGCGTAACTACATTCGCAAGCATGTTGTACCTCATGCCTATAAAGTCAATCCTGGTATTGATAAAGTTATTAAAAAGATGGTTTACGATGCTAGTAAGTCTAGACAAAAACAAATGGTTATATGATTGGATACAGGATAACTGGCAAAAAGATATCCATAACATACTTGTTGAAATGGACCCGCATGTCCCTAGACCAAATATATTACGCGGTAAGATCGCTAAATTATTAGAGAGTAAAGGATTTAAAATTAAAGTAACTAGCAAACACGATATTATTATTTCAATGAAAGATGAAGATTTTACTTTTTTGAAGTTGAAGTATTCTTGATCTCATCCAACATCTTTACGACTTGTAATTCATTCAAGTCATGTTTCTTATCATAAGGTACTGGCAATGTTTGCCACTCTTCTTCACTTGCGTCACAAGTCACTAATATTTCGTACTTATGTCCATCGCTTGTGTATAGTTCTACCTGCTCAAGGCCTAACACGCTATTGCTAGCCTTTGTCAACGCTGTGCCCAATGCTTTCAATGCGGCACGCTCTCCTACTATGATAGCGCGACCATTTGGTTCATTATGATTCTGTATATGTAATCTTGCTTTAGCGGTTAGCATTGAGTAAGTCCTTTAGTTTTAGTCTCTTGTGCTTATTTACTGTGACATACTCGCTGTTATTTTTATATCCTAACTTACCCACGCCCCATAATATAGGTTGGTCGTGAAACGATACAGCACGATCTAATATCACATCCAAATACTTACCATTACCCGTACCAATAGTCACGAACGTTATATATTGTTTGGGCGCACTCTTGAATACACGATAGTTAGCAACAAGTCCACAAAACTCTACTTCACCCGGTCTACGTAGTTCGGTACATACTGGTAAGAACTTATCGCTATGCCAGTGTCCTTGTGATAATAATTCGTTGACTTCATTGCCTTGATATGTGACTGGGAACGCGCCCGCTAATTTAGCCTCATGGTGGTACACCCAGCGGCTATAACTGCCTTGACAATGCTTCAATGTAGCACGCCAAAACTTCTCCGGGTTGTGTGCTTTCTGATATGCTATAGCCCATATCAATCTTCCTAGGTTGATAGCGTGTGCGCGGCATAGTCCGAAATTGCTTAGTTCACGTAGTGCCGCGAATATCTCTTCTTTATGCTCATGGTCGCCGATCTTTTGCATGAACTCATAAATCTTTTCTTCATTCTTTTTAGCGAACGCACGACGCCACATATCTGCCTCATATTGGCTACAACCTAACAACTGGCTGATGAGTATGATAGCATCATCTTCAAATACTATCGTATTATCAAATGTGTCCTTGCTCCAATCACGGAAGAAACTTGCTTTGCGACGACCTTGTGTCGCTACTGGTCTTATCAGTGCCGTAGCCAATACACAATCTTCTCTACGTTTAGGCTTTATCGCTTTTAGCAATCGTCGCATAGCAGGACTTTCTGCTTGTGTGACACCTAACACATTTCCAGTCGCTAATAGTTCTGCTGTTTTTTCATCGTATTCAGGATAGTCTAATAAATTCATGTTTGGCTCTATCTCAAACAGTTGCGATAGTCCACGATTGGCAAGTATGTCTATCTTGAAATGTTCTAAATCTTCAATCTCATATTTGTCAAGCAATATCTGATTAGTGCCATTGATGAGGCTTTTAGGTACTGGTCTATCAAATATCAATACGCCGCCGCAATGCTTGCTGATACAGCGTTTCTTACCTAATAATTTTTTTGCTAGTTTTTCAGCATCTTCAACAAACTCCGGTACAACTTCTTCTAGTTTGAAATTGCGTTTGAGTTTGCCTTTAGCACCGAAACGTTTTGCTGCCTCACGTAACGCACTTTTTTCCTTGTAGGTTACATAGTTACTAACACGGGCACTCTGACCTTTCCATTTATCAAATATACGATTCATGACCGTTTCTTGTTGAAAGTGCGGGAAGTCTAAATCAATGTCTGGTAAGTCATCACGTTTTGGATTCATAAATCTTGACAGTGGTATGTTTTCCTTGATAGGATCTACATCACTGATGCCAAGCAACCAACATAGCAAACTACTGCCCGCACTACCGCGAGTCATGTGTGGTATGTCTTTGGTTATATCTAGTATTTCTACTACACGGAGGAAGTGTTTGGCGAAGCCTAATTTGGCTATGAGTTCTAGTTCTTCTTCTAAACGCTTTTCGTATTCTGTGTCGTCGGGTAAACGCCTAATAAATTTACTGATGAGTGTTTCCAACTCTTTATATCGTGTGTCCATTGTTGAGCCTATATGTGCCTTAAGTAAAAATATTTATCGGGCAAATACCCAATCTATAAATTTCTTTACACAAAGTGTTTGACTTTTTTACAACAGAGTATATAATAATTACTTCAATACGTTACTATGAAAAACCTATTTTTTACCGAGCAAGATTTCCTACAACAATTCAACTTGCCCAGTGTCACATATCAAGAATTCTGTGACAGAATTTGTGTATTGGATGTAATGGATCGCAGTGGTGCTTTTGTAGTCCGTAGCGACCTTGATACATTCGTAAATCGTGTAAGCAAAAAGGATGATAGAAAACAACGGCTAAACTTATATAAACAAAACTTATATAAGATACTGGTAACAGATGCTAAACAAACACTATTATCTTGGTATAATCGTTATGGTAAGTTACCACAACCTGTAGAGTTTTATTTAGATTTACCCGATTCAAACATATTGAACGGTGATACTTTTTCTGGTCGCACAAATAGTAAGTACGGCAAGATTTGTAAGAACATCAATTTTGTCAATTTCTATAACACAAAGAAATTATGGACTACTGATAGTGAATATACTTTCGGTTTGATGCGTGTCATGTTTGAAGATTTCAAACTACGAAACAGTCTAGTAGGGCCTGCATTTTTTGATCATATCTGTAAGTATGACGGGGATAGCGGTCAGTTTTGGTTAGACTTTATGATAGGTGCTAATCGTGCTAGCATATTCAATCCATGTACATATAAGGAAATACTCAAAGAAGTATTTACCGGTGAAACATTATTTGCCCCCGTCATGGGCTGGAATAGTTATCAGTTAGCATTTTATGCCAGCGGCTTCAAGCATTTTATTGCTACAGATGTAATACCTGATGTAGTTGACAACGGTAGATTACTACAACAGGAACATGATAAAAAACTTTTCACGAAGGATGAAAAGACCGTTGATCTATATCTTTGCCCTAGTGAGCAATTAGATAATAAGTATGATTTCATAAACAAATATAAAAATAGTGTAGATGCCGTATTGTTTAGCCCGCCCTATTTTGATTTAGAATTGTATCCTAGCGATAATCAAAGCACGAACAGCTTTCCCGACTATAATAGTTGGTTGATTATGTATTGGGAAGAAACAGTGAAACTATGTGCTAAAGTGATGAAGCCTGATGCTAAATTTGGATTCGTCATTAGTAATTATACAAACAAAGATAAAGTAAAAATGACCATAAGTGAGGACATGCGTGATATCGCAGCACGGCATTTAGACTTTACCAATCACTATAAAGTTCAATGGTCAGCTATCGCGGGCACAAGACAAGCAAAAAAGACACGCGGTGGCAACTATGAAGACCTCTGGATCTTTACAAAAAAATAATACTTGACTTACAACTTATTTTATTATATCATCAATATACTTTTTATAGGAGATTATATGTCTACAAGAACTTTCAATAACGAAGCAAAAATCAAGTTGACACAGTTGATCAACGAGGGCCTCGCTGTAATGCATGAAGTTGAAACACTCAACGGCGGTTTGACTGACACTATCAAGGCTATCGCAGAAGAACTTGAAATCAAGCCAAGCGTACTCAAAAAGGCCATCAAGGTCGCACACAAGAGCCGCTTAGGTGAGACTAACAAAGAAAACGAAGAACTCAATACTATCTTGGAGACAGTTGGTAAGACCCTCTAATGAGTTATGTAGACGCTATCCACGATAGGGATACTGATAGGATATTTGTTGTAGAGCGCCAGCCTGACGGCAAGCGCACATACAACGAGTTTCCTGCCAACTATACTTTCTATTATACTGATAATAAAGGCAAGTATCGCAGCATCTATGGCGAGCCATTGTCGAGGTTCAGCACACGCAAGCGTAGTGAGTTTGAAAAAGAAAAACGTATCCACAGCAATAAGAAACTGTATGAATCGGATATCAATGTGATATTCCGCTGTTTGAGTGAAAACTACTCGGGCTGTGAGCCTCCAAAACTCCATACAGTATTCTTTGACATTGAGGTAGATTTCGATCCTGAAAAGGGTTTTAGTCCCACTAGTGACCCTTTCAATCCGGTGACGGCTATCTCAATGTACTTGGACTGGCAAGATGCACTTGTGACACTTGCTATACCCCCCAAGCATATGAGTGATGAAACGGCTCAAGAGTTAGTCAGTGACTTCCCGAACACAATTCTATTTCGTAGCGAGATAGAGATGTTTGAGACATTCTTTGAACTAATCAAAGATGCTGACATTCTCACTGGCTGGAACTCTGAAGGTTACGATATACCCTACATGGTAAATCGTGTGACTAGAGTGATGAGCAAAGATGATACACGCAAATTCTGTTTGCTTGGTCAAACGCCAAAGCCAAGAGAATATGAGCGTTATGGTAAGACTGAAACGACATATGATCTAGTTGGTCGTGTACACATGGACTATCTACAGTTGTATAAGAAGTATAACTATGAATCAAGGCACAGTTATAGCCTAGATGCGATTGGTGAGATGGAAGTTGGTGAGCGCAAGACGCAGTATGAAGGAACGCTTGACCAACTATACAACAAGGACTTCAAAACGTTCATACAGTACAATCGTCAGGATACCATGTTGCTTGTGAAGATCCACAACAAACTAAAGTTCCTTGATCTTGCTAATGCGCTAGCACATGAGAATACTGTATTGTTGCCAACTGTCATGGGGTCTGTAGCCATGATTGAGATGGCTGTGATGAATGAAGCGCATGAGCGTGGACTCATGGTTCCTGACAAGAAAAAGAATAGCAGCGACGGTGACATGGCAGCAGCAGGCGCTTATGTTGCTGTGCCAAAGAAAGGCATACATGAGTGGGTAGGCGCTGTTGACATCAACAGTCTGTATCCATCAGCGATACGCACACTCAACATGGCGCCAGAGACTATTGTTGGGCAATTGCGTCAAACATTGACTGAACAATATCTAAAAGACAAAGCACGTAAACTTGCCAGCGAGAAGGCGCGTTACGATGAAGATGACGAACTTGAGATGAGTTCGCTACTCTGGGAAGGTCAGTTTGGCAGTCTTGAGTATGAGGCTGTGATGAATCAAGAGCGTGGCACTATGCTAACGCTTGACTTTGAGAGCGGTGATAGCGTAGAGATGAGCGCGGCTGAAGTATGGAAACTAATCTTTGATAGCAACAAGCCATATATCTTGAGTGCGAACGGTACGATCTTTAGATCAGACAGCGAGGGCGTGATTCCCGGGCTATTGACTAAATGGTATAGTGATCGTAAGACTATGCAGAAGAAACTCAAGGAATCAACTACGAAAGAAGATATTGAGTATTGGGATAAACGTCAGTTAGTGCGTAAGATTCTACTCAACTCCGCGTATGGCGCATTGTTGAATGAGCATTGCCGTTTCTATGACAAGCGTATTGGTCAGAGCGTTACATTATCTGGTAGACAGATCGTCAAGCACATGAGCGCACAGATCAATGAGATCATCACTGGCAAGTATGACTATTATGGCGATGCTATCGTATATGGCGATACTGATAGTTGTTATTTCAGTGCTTGGCCCATACTCAATTCGCAAATAGCAAATGGTGAGATGGAATGGAGCAAGGAACTATGTGTCCAACTCTATGACAATATCGCTGATCAAGCAAACGATACGTTCCCAAGTTTCTGTGAACGTGCTTTCCATGTTCCACGCAAGATGTGTGTCATCAAGGCTGGTCGTGAATTGATCGGTGATCGCAGTTTGTTCATCACAAAGAAGCGTTATGCTATCAACATCTTTGACAAAGAAGGCAAAAGATTAGATAAGGATGGCAAGCAAGGCAAGATCAAGGCTATGGGTCTTGACTTGAAACGTGCAGATACTCCTAGATATGTTCAAGACTTTTTGTTTGAAGTATTAGAGATGGTACTTGCTGGTAAGACTAGAGAAGATGTCATTGAGCGTATCAAAGAGTTCAAGGTAGAACTTGGCAAGCAAGATAGCTGGACAAAGGGCAGTCCAAAGGGCGTGAACAAACTTACGTTCTATGGTGATTTAGAAACTAATAGCAAGACTGGCAAGGCAAACATGCCCGGTCACGTTCGCGCAGCATTGAACTGGAACTATCTACGCCGTGTCAACAGTGACAACTATAGCATGAAGATACTTGATGGCATGAAGGTCATCGTTTGTAAACTCAAGCCAAATCCACTAGGCTTTACAAGCGTGGCATATCCAGTAGACGAATTGCGTTTGCCTAAATGGTTCCAAGAGTTACCATTTGATGACGCAGCAATGGAAGCAACACTAGTAGATAAGAAAGTTGAAAACTTGCTAGGTGTGTTGAAATGGGATCTAAAAGCCAATACAGATACGAATAGCACGTTTGATGATTTGTTTAGTTTTGGATAAATCATGAAGAAAACACATCCAGGAAGATTAGGTACATCTAATGATGTTATAATATATCACCCTAATAGCAAATTTTATTTTATCCCTATAACTAAAAATGCTTCAAGTTTTACATACAAATGTTTCTCACAAATAGACTGGCAATACTACAAACTATATCATTATGGACAACTCGAGGATAAAATCCCTGTCGTTATTCTAAGAGATCCTGTAGAACGTTGGTTGTCCGGATTTACCCAAGATTATATAGACGGTAAATTTCCATTAGGATTAAATCATCCGGAAACTTTAAATGACATTTTCCTAAAAGGGGTATCAGGAATACACACATATACTCAACATTGGTACGTAAAAAATTATAAATTACACAATGCTGTTTTTATCAAATTTGTGAATGAATATATGGATCTACCGAAAATTTTTAAGAATAACATAGAAAATGCTGATACGATAATTGAAAAGAAAAAAGGACATAGTGCTAATAAAGACAATAGAATTCAAGAATTAATAACAAATCACTACATGAAAAACCCGGTATATCAACAAAATTTACACAATTATTTGAAAGATGATTTTGAATTATACAATAATGCAAATTTTATAGCCCACAATAAAGCGTTAACAAATTACAAATCGTGGGATAGTTATAAAGGAAAAGAAGATAGTTGACATATGCAAATAATTCCACTATTATACACTATAGGATTACCTAAATACAACAAGAGGATAACATGAAAGATAATTTACAAGACTTGATTCAGTATATACATGGACTAGGCGTCATTGAACTCATCAAGGTCAATGGCACAGACAAGGCAACTGTTGTCTCAGCAATCGCTGAAGATAAGAGTGTTGTCGTTGAAGGCACGTTCAAGAATCCATCAGCAGATTTCATCGGCACGTTCGGTATGCCAAATCTAGGCAAACTCAAGACTATCTTGGGCTTTGATGACTATGACGAACATGCCAAGATCAGCGTCACACGCAACAAAGACGATGTAGCAACTAGCGTTCACTTTGAGACTAAGGTCGGTGATTTCGTCAATGACTACAGATTGATGGCTAAGGCTATCGTTGAAGAAAAGGTCAAGGATGTCAAGTTCAAGGGCGCAGCATGGAACGTTGAGTTTGAGCCCACTGTTGCTGGCATCATGCGATTGAAGAAGCAGGCTAGTGCTAACAGCGAAGAAAACAACTTTACTACAAAGACTGACAAGGGCGATCTAAAGATTTATTTTGGTGATGCAAGCACACACAGTGGTAACTTTGTGTTTCATCCAGATGTTGAAGGCACATTGAGCCGTGCATGGCAGTGGCCCGTCAAGGTATTCTTAGCCATCATGGATCTACCTGGTAGCAAGACTGTACGTATCAGTGATCAAGGTGCTGCTGAAGTCACTGTTGATAGTGGTCTAGCAACATATCGTTATCTACTACCCGCACAGAGCAAGTGATAAAGATAGAATCACAAACACAACCGATAATATGGCAGGTTGATAAAACTTATCTCCTGCCAGCCACTAGCGGTCAAGTACGTTGGAACGGTAGTATAAAACAGTTTGAAGTTTGTGATAATCAAAACAATGGAACTTGGTATAAGATTGATAACACAATTGAATTACGTAGCGATCAGCAGTTAGCAGAAGTTATAGAGTGGGCTAAAAAGCGCATGGAATATGAAAAGAAAGTTGAAAAACTTGCTGAAAAATATCCTGCGGTAAAAGACGCAAAAGAAAAACTTGATATTATAATGAAATTAGTACAAGATGAAACAAATTAATTTAAGCAATCAACAAAATAGTGATTGGGCATTGTTCTTGCCCGCTGTTAGTTCATTCTTTATCAGTGGACTGGGCAAACAGCGTGAGGGTGAAAATTACTTTCCTGCTGACCGTATCCCTGCAGGTTTCAACGGTGATGTTGAATGTCTAAACTTTCTGAATAGTCAGAAAGGTTTGTTCAATTACAAATGGGGCTTGTATAGTGCAGGTCACGCTAACCTTGATACTACTGTTGATGATCATGCCGAAAGTATTATTCGTAAGCGTGAACCGGGAACGTTCATGCTAGGCGATAGTGGTGGATTTCAGATTCTCAAGTGCCAATGGCCAGCAGACTGGAAGGATCCTAACTGCCCACGCGCACTAGAAAAGCGCAAGGCCGTTTTGAAATGGATGGATACATACATGGACTATGGTATGTGTTTAGATATCCCATCACAAAGTTTGACCACGTATCATATCAAGGATAAGAAAACCGGCAAGAGTGCGCATGGTATCAGCACGATTGAAGAAGCGATTGCAGCCACACATATCAACAACGAATACTTCATCAAGAACCGTGATGGTCGTTGTAAATTCTTGAACGTAATGCAGGGTCGTAATCACAAGCAAAGTGATGACTGGTATCAAGAAATGAAAAAGTATTGCGACTCAAATATCTACCCAGATAATCATTTCAATGGCTGGGCGTTCGGTGGTCAAAACAAGATTGATATTCACTTGATGCTGAAGCGCCTCGTACATATTATCCATGATGGCCTTTTAATTCCTGGCAAACACGATTTGTTGCATTGTTTGGGTACAAGCATTATGGAGTATGCAGTATTGTTTACTGACATACAAAAGGCTATACGCAAATATCACAATCCAAACTTTATGATTACCTTTGACTGTGCAAGTCCTTTCTATGGTGCAGCGAAGGGTCTTGCTTATTTTAATACTAATATTGAACACAACAAGAAGTGGTCATACAGTATGGAAAAGACTGCTGAAAGTAAGAGTTACGCTAACGACAATCGCAAGTTTAGCGATGCTGTATTAGCAGAAGGTATACACGATGTGTTTACTGATAGTCCTGTAACTGATCGTATGATGTTGAAAGACCTTTGCTATCGCGGTGTAGGATTCATAAATAATCAAGGCAAGGAGACAAAGACAAGTTGGGATACCTTGAGTTACACTCTAATTCAAGCACATAATGTCTATCAGCATATAACGGCAGTTCAAGAGGCTAATCGTCAATATGAACAAGGCGTGATTCCAAAAATGATAATGAATGAGACTTTTGGTATTTACTTTGGTAAGGTAGTTGATGAAGTGTTCAGCCAAAAGACTAGAGAAGATAGTCTAAACGTGATAGAATATTATAACAAGTTTTGGATGCAAATGCAGAGTGGTAGTCAGGGCATCAGCGGTAAACGCACTGTCAATGCTATGACGATGTTTGATGAATTGTTTAGTGTTGATAAAGTTGAAGAAGAGGTTGAAGAAACAATAGAAGATAGTGATGACGCTATCAATGAAGTTTTGGAGAACTAAAATGGCTAATACACAACAGATTCGTATACTAGAACAAAAGTTGCAACAACTGAGCAAGGGTCCTTTCAACACTGATAATATTCAAAAGACCTTAGAAATTCAATCAGCAATCAAACGGTTAAGGCGTCTTGAATGGGAAGAAAATTATGAACGTATCAAAATGGAAGAAGAACGATGAGTGAAGATCCAGTAATTTATCAAACAGAACAGGCTATGGCTGATAAACGTGTTCGCATTAGCAACGCAGCCAAACGATTTATTTGGGTTACCTTTCAACGTGAGGGTATTCATAAATTTCCTGCTGCTGCTACAGATCCTAAACTTGCAGATGTTGCGTTTCTCGCAAACGAACACAGACACATTTTTCATTTTAATGTAGCAATTGAAGTATTTCACAACGATAGGGATATTGAGTTTATCCAGTTCAAGCGTTGGTTAGAAAGTCTCTACCAAGGCACACTGGAACTAAACTTCAAGAGTTGTGAGATGATTAGCGATGACCTCTATGAAGTTATTGCTAGTCGTTACCCAGGCCGTGACATTGAAATCACTGTCAGTGAAGATGGTGAGAACGGTGCCACGATTCGTTATAACACTACAAAACCAAATCTAAATGTAGTAATTTGAGGAGATGAAAAATGTCAAAGGGTGTTAATAAGTCAAATGCTGTAGTCAATCAAATTTTTGATGACCTAGAAAGTTATCGTAATTTCTGTAGGCTATATGGTTATAAGTTTGACGAATCTGATCTATACAGCAATCGTAGTTTTGCTTACAGGCAGTACACCAAATTCTTGCAAGGAAAGTCCTTCAAGGATATGTGGGAAATTGATGCAAAATCTGCCTGATACAACTATCAGGCCCTGGGGCTATTACCGGGTTCTACATACAGTAGGTTCTAACGTCAAACTTAAAGAACTTACTGTTGAACCCGGTAAAAACCTGTCTATGCAAAAACATGACCATAGAAGCGAATTATGGTTTGTCGCTGAAGGAATAGCGACCCTAAATACTTTTAAAAATGATTCCATAGAACATGTATGCGACTATGGTTTATATCAATATGTTATTATAGATAGCGAAGATTGGCATCAATTACAGAACAATCAAGATTTTCCTCTAAAAATAATTGAGATTCAGTACGGCGATAAATGTATTGAGGAAGATATTACAAGGATAAATGTATGAGAAAATTATTTTACATGGGACTTGAGCCATACAAGGCTCGCTATACATTACAACTAACTGACTGGAACGAACGTGTATTCAGAAAGCGTGGGATACATTACGTAATTGTTCCGGGCGATACATTATCTAGTGATCAAAATATCGTAGTTGGTCAAGTCCTTGACGCGCATGGTCGCACACACTATAGCCTCACACAGATGGCTAATCTCATCAAGTTGATGAAGAGTGGCGAAGTCACAAGTGAAGATGTGATTTACTTTGAAGATATGTACACTTCAGGTCTTGAGAGTTTAGCATATATCATCAAGCAAGTTCCAGAACAATATCGTCCAAAGATTTTTGTTCGCTGTTTGGCACAAACTATTGATCCAGATGATTTCTTACATGTATGGGGCATGGATGGCTTCATGCGCAAGTATGAAGAAATGATCAATGAATTCTGTATTATTCTTGCTAGCAATGAAGAGATGGTCATGCATATGAAGGTTGCAGGCTGGAAGGCTCCTATCTACAATATCAGTGGTCTAGCATTTGGTAAAGATGAAGTGCGTAGTCGTGTGAAATCTATCAAGCCATTTGAATTGAAGAAGCGTAGAGTTGTTTTTGCTGCACGTTGGGATCAAGAAAAACAGCCAGACTTTTACATGGACATTATTGAAAAGTATACCAAGGCACACAACGGTGACGTTGAATTCGCATTATTGAGTGGTGCAAAACTACGTAGCAATAATAGTTCATATATGGAACGCACATACAGATTAGAACGTGAAGGCAAACTAAACATCTATAGCGACCTCAGTAAAGACGAATATTATGGGATATTGAACGACAGCCGTGTATTATTCAACTGTGCTTTGCAAGACTGGGTTAGCAATACTGTCAGCGAAGCGGATGCATTAGGATGTAATGTTGTATATCCAGCATATCGCAGTTTCCCAGAAACGTTCGCTAATGATCATACACGATTGTATGTACCTTGGTCACAGGATGACGCATTGAATAAACTCAATCATTGGGTATTCAATGAACATCCACGAATCGGACAAATTAGCGACTGGACTGATAAAACGATAGATAGAATATGCGATATCCTTGAAGGCAAGGGTGAAGAATGGTTGCGTATGAGTACTGATTATCGTAAGCATACAAGAGAAAGCAAATACTAAGAGGTAATATATGAGTTGGCAAGCAACATTGACGATTAACAATAATACTAACTACAACATCACGGTGACACATAATACAGTAGGGGATATTGGTAATATAAAGCCGGGTACTAGTTGGACAAATACAACTAGTGATGTAAACAACACTAACGCATTGAAGTTCTGGCAACAGCCAAACATATGGTTCATGCAAGGTAGTGCTAGTTTTGGTCCTACTGCTGGTGTATGGGTAGATCGTGGTTGGATGGATCCGAATGGTCAAACAATTACTATGACTGCTAATGCGAACGGTACTGTGTTCGTACAAAGCAGCAATGGTGGTAAAGAAATTCTTGCTTGGAATCAGTTTGAGCAAGGTGGTACGATTGAATTAACTTTTAACAATGTAGGAGAAAAGTAATGAGCGCACATGATGACATTTTGGCTAGATTAGCCGACTATCAGGTTGAACATGAGAAGTTTGAGAAGGGCAATAACGCTGCCGGTACACGCGCACGTAAGGCTCTAGGTGAACTCGCTAAGGCTGTCAAGGCACGCCGTAACGAAATCACTGCTACTAAGAACGAACGCAAGGCTGCTAAGGGCTAATGGACATTCAACCTAAAGATACTAGCCGTGGGCACTTTTATGCTAGTATAGCAAAGAGTGTTGTTCGTATAGGTGCAGGAGCATTATTGATCGCAGGTAATATCGTGCTTGCAGGTGTGTTCCTGATACTAGCAGAAACACTAGGGGTCGTAGAAGAGGTTGTATAATGCGTATTGAAGAGGATATCAAATTAGATTTCAAAGATGTACTATTCCGTCCCAAGCGTAGTACATTAAGTAGCCGCAAAGAAGTAGAACTTGAACGCAAGTTTACTTTTAAACATAGCGGCAAGGTCTATAACGGTATCCCCATCATGGCTGCTAACATGGACGGTGTTGGCACACTTAAGATGGCTGAGGAAATCAGCCGTCATAAACTTTTCACTTGTTTGACAAAGAGTCATACATTTGATATGTTGGCTGATAATATTTTTAGTATAGGTACTGATTACTTTGCTGTTAGTACTGGTACTAATGATAAAGATTTAGAAAGACTACAACAGATTTTCAATGTCTATCCTGAAATAGAATATATCTGTATTGACGTTGCTAATGGATACAGCGAACATTTTGGTATATTCGTCAGCAAGATTCGTGAAAAGTATCCAAAGAAAACTATTATTGCTGGTAACGTTGTTACCGCAGATATGACACAGGAGTTGATATTACGTGGAGCAGACATCATCAAAGTTGGAATCGGACCGGGTAGCGTTTGCACTACTCGCATTCAGACTGGCGTTGGGTATCCCCAGCTTAGTGCTATTATGGAATGTGCTGACGCCGCTCATGGTCTTGGTGGCCATATCATTGCTGACGGTGGATGCACTTGTCCTGGTGACATCGCTAAAGCCTTTGGGGCTGGTGCAGACTTTGTGATGTTGGGCGGCATGCTTGCCGGACATGACGAAGGTGGCGGACATATTGAAGATGGACATGTAACCTTCTATGGCATGAGTAGTGATACTGCCATGAATAAACATAATGGTGGTGTTGCTGAATATCGTAGTAGCGAAGGTCGCACAGTACGTGTTCCATATCGCGGCGCTGTAAGCCATACAGTACTTGATATATTGGGCGGTATACGCAGCACTTGTACATATGTTGGCGCAGATAGCCTAAAGAACTTGAGTAAATGCACAACTTTTGTAAGAGTAACACAGCAATACAACGGTGTATTCGCAAATGGCAAATCCTAATATATTAATTACTGCAGGCTGTAGTTTTTCAACAAGTGACGGCGAAAGTATCACTTGGCCTATCCATCTTGAAAAGATGTTGAAGCCTAAAATTAAACTACATTTAGGTCAAGGTGCTTTAGGAAATGGAATGATTAGCCGTAGAGTTATACACGCTGTGACTGAGCAATTAAAAACTCACGATTCAAAAGAGTTACTCGTAGGCATTATGTGGAGTAGTTTTAATAGATTAGAATTATACAATAAAAATACAATTCCACACCATAGTGTAAACCATGGACCTACTCATCATAATCCATTAAAAGTTGCAGGTAAGAAAAATTTTTATCTAATTAATTGTCATTATGAAGATGATACTTCTTCATTATATTACAAAAATTTTTATAATGAAACCTATGCTACAATTCTGACACTAGAGCATATTTTACGTGTGCAATGGTTTTTAAAATCTCATAATATAAAATATTTTATGACTCTTTACATGCAAAGTGCTTTGCCAATAGGACTTAATAAATATGAATCCGGGATCTTAAATGATCCTGATGTAAGATATCTTTATGATTTGATTGATAAAAGTAACTGGTTATCTATTGAAGGCATGATAGAATATGTGGAAACCAAAAAATTTACCGACATTAGATATGCCAATCATCCAAGTACAGAGGAACACCGTTATTTTACAGAAAGTATGATTATACCCCATTTAAAAAGTGTGGGTTATATTGAATAGTACTAAATACATATGCTACACAACGGTAGCATGTTTATACAATTTTTATCCGTGTAAGGAAGGAGAAGTAAGATGAGTTATAACAAAACAAAGACCGATCCTGAGTTGGGCAAGCGTGTTCACGAATATCTAGTTAGTGTCGGCGTAGAAACGCCCACAAAAGAAAATACACTAGACCGTAAAGAAAAGATTGACATCATTGAAGGCCATTTCGCAGCAATCATGCGAACATTGGGTCTTGACCTTAGTGATGATAGCCTAGCAGAAACACCTAAGCGTGTTGCTAAAATGTATACAAACGAAATCTTTTGGGGTCTTGACTATGAAGCGTTCCCTAAATGTACAACTGTTGACAACAAGATGCACTACAATGAGATGGTTGTAGAGCGTAACGTCAATGTACAAAGCAATTGTGAACATCACTTTGTTGTCATTGATGGTCTTGCTACAGTGGCATATGTACCCAAAAGGAAAGTGCTTGGTCTAAGCAAGATCAATCGCATAGTTGAATACTTCAGCAAGCGTCCACAGATTCAAGAACGATTGACTGAACAGATTTTCCACACACTCTGTTTCATCCTTGAGACAGATGATGTTGCCGTCATGATCGATGCACAACATTATTGCGTAAAGAGCCGCGGTGTTGAAGATACTGGTAGTAGTACAGTCACTAGTCGTCTTGGTGGTGGTTTCAAGACTGATCCAGCAGCAAGACAAGAATTTTACAATATCGCAAGAGCAGGCTGTAAGTGACATTTTTAGTAGACACGCCATATACAGCCTGTTACGTCAGAAATGAATTCTTTTTTGACGAAACATCTGGTCATGGTGAGTTTACTGAAGGTTATGTATTTGGTTTCAGGGCTGAACCAGGTTGTGTACCTTTATTTCAAGTGATGTTAGAAAATGGTGCACAATGGGCAAGAGTGCCGGTACATATGATTTGTAGCAAACCATGTGATATATTGCCGCTAGAGCTAAGTGTATGGTGGGATAGTTATAG